CTAAGATCCCAAACCCATTGATTGCCTTCGTTATCTGGAGGAATTGGATCTCCAACACGAACTCCAGGTTGGCCCGGAAGAGGGTCTCCGATCCTGCCGTAAATCTGATCTGGAGCAGTTACATCCGGCGTGGACGTTGGGATATCAGAAGGAGGTTCTGGAAGCTCAGGTGTGGTTGCAGGAGGCTCAGGCGTCGTTGTGGGAAGCTGAGGCGTGACAGGAGTGGTCGGAGGAACAATCGTCTGCGGCATGTCCAGACGCATTGCCGTGGGAGCAGCCTGAGGCGTGAAGCTTGGCCTACTGACAGGAGCAGTACCCGCTCCCGGATTCATCAGAAGCTGAGCCGGATCCTGCAAGTAATTGACCGCTGGAAACGGTGATACCGGCTCTTGAACGGGTGGAGCAACCGGCGGAGCAGGTGTTTCCTGTCCGGGTATATACCAGTAGTTTGATCCGGTATCGTTCGCCATAGATCAGGGTCCAACGAATCCGCGGAATCCTTGGCCAAGATTTCCGATGCCGCTGGCCAATCCTTGGAAGATCGCCAACGGAGAACCAGCCTGCGAAGCCTGGAACGCGTTCTGAGCGTTCTGCAACGCGAAGCTGGATCCAATCTGCATCGCCTGAGCAGGAGTGGCCTGCTGCATACCCTGAATCAACTGCGGAGCAGCGAACGGAGAGGCACCCTGCTGGAGCGCACCAAGCTGAGCGGCCTGAGACACAATCGGCTGGAGACCGAGCGCAGACTGGATGTTGGCGATGTTCTGCTGCTGCGCTCCCTGACGCTGTTGCTGAGCGGCCATCTGACCAGCGAAGGTCTGCTGAGCAGCCGTGTTCCGTTGGCCAGTGGCAGCGAGGATGTTCTGGAACGACTCTTGAGCCTGACGATTCGCAACGTCACTTGTCGTCTGGCCAGACTGGAGCAGACCTAGAGCTTGAGCCCTGCGCTGCATGTCAGCGTTCGCAATAGCCTCACTGACTCCTCGCGCCTCGCGTAGTGCGGAAAGATTGCCAAGCACGTTTCCAGTAGCCGTGCCACGCGAACGAGCAGCTTGTTCAGCCGCCCTGATCATCGTGGGATCGAGAGTCCCAACCTGGGCGAGACCCTGCTGGATCTGACGCTCCAGATCGGAACGCATGGCGCGAGCCGCACCGGTATCCTGCGGAGCGGTCGGAATTCCAACCTGCTCGTAGGTAGGAGCAGTGGGAGAAACCTGCGAGATCGGTGCCTGACCGATATCTCTCAAAAAGTTCTCGTAGAGCGCATAACGCTGCGGATCCGTAGCTTCAAGCTCAGCGCGGCGTTGCTCGGCGAACTGTGTGCCGTACTGCTTGGCGAGTTCGAGTTGCTGGGCAGTTTGCTCAGGAGCAAGCGATGCGAGCGCACGAGCGGTCTCTCGCGTGACATCGATGTCAGAGATGCCGCGGAAATCATACTCTCTCTGGCCAACGACCTTTCCAGACGCATCATAAACAGGATAAGTCCCGGATCCACCGGTTCGAGATGCAGCCTCGATCTGCCGAAGAATCGGGAAAGTCTGTGCCTGAGCGTAAACCGCTTCACGGTTCGCCGCGGCCATGTCTGGAGCCCTATATGTTCCGCCCATAGCAAATCCTGTTGTTCATCAAGAGTTTGAAGTACCGGTTGAAATCGTACAAACGGGAAACGCCTTTCCGGACGCCTCCGAGCTTGGTCACGTTCTTGGAACACATGCCCATCATGGCCAACCACAGCGTCTGAACCGCTCGTGGCTCTGTTCCAACAACCATCTCAATCCAAGCGATGTGACCATCCTTGAAGTTGTTGTTGATGTCATCAGCTTCAACAACCGAGTTCAGGAACCTGACGGCTCCGACACCAACGCATTTTCCAGCTTCATCTTGAACGATACCGAACTGGCGAACCTTGTTGAAGATTCCAATCCAGTTCAGAAGCTGATCATCGTTCCACGTGGAACAAGTTGGCCACTTCTCTCTCAGTAGTTTGGCCGCTTCGATGATGGTTGGATGAGGGTTCATTGCTGCGGCTTAACCGAGTCAACGAAACCAGATAGGATTGTGGATTGAAGTGATAGGCGACCACCTTCGGTAGCCACCTTGAACTGCAATGTGTTCCAGCGACCGCGGCTGATGAGGTTGTAAGCCTTCAGGAACTTCTGCGAGTTCGTTATGGTTAGAGAAGGATCCAGCGACGAGAAGTTGCCTGACATGTTCGTGGCCAACGAGAGCGCAGCGGTCGTGTTCTGCTCGGAGTACGGATTGTCGAACGCGAACTGGATGCTGTACCCGATCTTGTCGGGAATGGGTTCCCCGAGGTTGTACGCTTTCGTGATGACCGTGGAAGCGTAGTTGGAACCACCGTCAAGGTACGCGGAAGAGGCGACAGGGTTGAGTCGAGTGTTAGGAAGGTAATCGTTGAACGACCAGACTTGGCCTGCACCCGCAGCAACCGAAACGATGTCGCCAGCGAACATGAGGATGGGACCGAAGTTTGAGAACGAGGTGGGGATGAAATCGTTCACCACCCAGTTGTCCCAGTAACCGAGCCAAGAGCGGGCCAGTGTGTGGTACACGATGACCGCATTGTTCTCGTTGAGCGCACCCTCCAGAGAGATGTCGATCGAGTTCTCGGTGAGCAACGCGTACTCGCTCTCAAGCCCAAGGATCGCAGGGCCTGCGGTCACGAACGGAACCGCGAGCATGTACCGGTTGTTCCAGAACACACCATCGCACAGGTCCAGCTTGGTCTTGTTGATCTTGCTGATCAGGTCATTGATCGGGCTGGAGAGCGCGAGTCCAACGCTGGTCTGCGTACCCGCTTGGATCTGCTGGAGCGACCGGATGCCGTCACGCGATAGGAAGAAGACATCTGGACCGACAGCAGCGATCGAGCGGTGCGAAGAGCATCCGATGTTTCCGCTGATGAGCGTAATGCTCCAGTCCGCGGGGTCCTGAGTCGGATCAGCATCCACGGCCCAGATCGACCGCTCCTTGAACACCACGAGGCGGTAACCGAACCACGAGTACAGGCCCTTGATCGGATCGCCGTCACCACCAACGCGAATGGATCCAAGAGGATCCCAGGATTCGCCATCGAGTATGTCCGAGAAGTAGAGGGTATCGGGCTGGATCGAGGTGTCACCGGACACGCACCAGAGCCGGTTGGTGTGTACTGTCAGGTACAGCGGCTTGTTGGGAGGAGTGAGCGAAACGTAGGCCACTGCATGGGATCCACCACCTCCACTAATGCTTACGGTAGGAGCAGTGACATAACCGCTTCCGGGATTGGTGATCGTAATCGCAACAAGATTTCCGTCGTTCGCAATGACAGCGTCAGCGGTCGCTGTAACGCCACTCGGAGGAGCAGAGATCGTGACCGTTGGAATCGAAGAAAGATTCGATCCCTGATTGATGACATCTATGCGGCTGATCTTTCCAGCCGTGATCGTCGAGTATATGTTGCTAGCGCTGACGTACTTCAGCGTTCCGATTCCGTCGCTGTAGAACAGCTTATCGTTCAACTGCGCGAAGTAGACGTAGCTCGAAGCGGCGTTGAGAGTGGATCCAGTGATCTGGTTGTACGAAACACCAGGAGATCCGAAGTACAGGCTCTTGGTCGATGTACCTAGATCGTTGACCGCGATGACCAGACGCTCCGAAGCAGCCGTGTCGAAGTAAAACCCGGAGAAGACCGAGGCGTTGATCGGCAGGTTTGAACCGAAGTTGCCAGTAGTGGCTTCCCAGTTCGTGATGATGTCCTCCCAGTTGGAGGAGATACTGTTGCCAGCGAGCGAGACCGATCCAAGACGCGTGACGAGATTGCCGAAGTCATCGTAGTCCATGTTGATGGCCGACTCCATGCTGGTCGCAGGAATGGCATCAGGACGAGTGGCAGAGATGACTCCGGTGCTGAACCCAGTGCTTCCATCCAGAAGCATCTGATCGTCGAGCGCGTCTGTGGATTGGAATGGCATTACAGGATGTCCTGGAAGGTGTAATCGTAGAGGCTATCCGGGATGATGCGGCTGATCTGCTGCTGCTGGCCGCGTTCCATGTCCTTCATGATGCTGACCTGAGCAGCACCCTCTTGGAACTTGGCCTGCGCTTTCCCGTACTGGCGGGAGTATTCGAGGAGATCTCCTTCAGTGTAGGCCATCAGTGCATTCTCAACACCACGAAGCTCGAAGTTCGTGTCATTGATGATGGCCTGCTCCTCGCCGTACTGTCTCATTTGAGACTGCTTCTTTCCGAGGATGAAGAGCGTCCCGTTCGCGTTGGGCGTGGGAACGAGCTTGATGCGAGGGACACCGGCCTGTCCGTAAGCACCACCAATGAGCCGAGCCCAGTTGACGAAGTTACCCGGAGTGGACTTGCGGGAATCGACGTTGTTCCAGGTATTGGGATCGAGTTGGAAGAACGATACCCATTCCGCGGCGGGAACCTCGATGCCATCGGTGTCGCCGGTGATCGTGAAGCGAGTGGCGACCGGGAAGTCGAGGAACGTATTGTAACCGGTTCCGGAGGCGTAGCTAGCCGTGACGTAATCGGACAGGACAACGATTTCTTGGCCGTCCGTAACGCTGGTGGATATGACACCGAGGGTGTCGTTCCAGAGGCACGAATCCCAGATCATGGAGTAGCGGCGGATGCAGAACTTCTTAGCGAGCGCGAGTGTGGTCGCGTCCGTGAATGAGAGTTTGTCGCAAGCCGCTTGGGCTACTTCGGATGGTTTCATGCGAAGAATTCCTGGAGCGTCATCGAGGAACAGGTGGTGAAGCTCGATCCACCGTTCACAGCGTAGTTCATGTAAACATTGGTGGGTGAAAGCGGGCTGAAGATGTGGACCTTGTAGGTTACAGCCGATCCAGTCGCGGGAGAATCAAGGAACTCGATCTTCGTGTTGTTTATCGCGTTAACTTCTCCGTCCTCGTAACTTCCTGAAGCTATGCCCTGTTGGCCAGCACCAATGGAGTTTCCGATTTGAGTTCCGTTCCGAGTAATCCTGAACAACACATACTGAGATGCATTGGTTATACAGGAATAATTGAGAACGATGCTGATGAGAACCTTCGAGGAAGATGATCTAGGGGTGATTGTGGTCGTTACTGTCGTGATCTCGGTTCCGGGACCTGTGGTGGCTCCGATGAACGTGATTCTGTCGTTGCCAACCGTCTGCACACACTGAGGCGCATTGGAAGCGGTGATACCTAGCGCACTAGCTGCGACTGTGCGGACCTTGCTGGAGTCGCTAGCGTCCGTGATCAGCACCTTATCGTTGGCCAGATCAACCGTGACCGTGGTCGCGTTGGGCAGCGTGATGTTGTTGGCGTTGACCGTCAGCAGATCGCCAGCCGCATTTCCGATGGTGGTGTCACCGTTGGAAATGATGTTGCCGCTCAGCGTAGTGACCCCGGTCACATCGAGCGTCGATGAGAGCGTGGTGGCACCGCTCACTCCCAGCGTAGACAGGCTTGTCGCGCCAGTGACGCCAAGGGTTCCTGCGACCGCAGTATTACCGCTCGCTGCCGTGACGTTGAACTTGTTGGTAGCAACAGCGAGATCACCAGCAACGCCAAGAGTACCAGCAACGGCTGTGTTTCCGGAGGACGCAGTGACATTGAACTTGTTGGTGTTGACCGCGAAGTCTCCGGTGCATGACAGCGTTCCAGGAACCGAGAGATTGCCAGAGAGCGTGGTGGCACCGGTGACGCTCAGGTTTCCGCCTACAGCGAGGTTTCCGGCGAGGCTGTTGTTCTGACCTGATTGAGTCTGGGAGATCGCTCCGAACGAGCTAATCGTGCCTGCGCTCGTGGCGATGTTTCCAGCCGTGGCCAACGAACCAACGGTGGCTGCACCGGTGATCGAGGCAGCACCTGATGCGCTGATGTTTCCGCTCGTGAAGTTCGCGGTGAACTTGCTCGTGCCAACGCTGAAATCGTTGGTGATGTTGACCGCGTTGCTTGAGAGCTGAAGTGGCGAGTCATTGCCGCCGCCATCGCCCACGGACTTGAGCGTGGAAGTGATCGCCGCGTTGTCAGAAGTCTTGAG